TGAAGATCAAGGAGGAGAAATACTTGGAGTTATTCATAGTCATCCAGAGGGATCATCTGAGCCATCTGACGGTGACAAAGCATCATGTGAAAATATTGGTTACCCATATTTTATATATAGTGTAAATCACAAGAGTTGGAATGAAATAAAACCTTCTGGCTGGAAAGCACCCTCATTGATTGGCAGAACATGGATTTGGGGTAAACAGGATTGCTGGAATTTAATTACTGATTATTTTTTAGAAAAAAAACAAATTAATTTAAAACATTGGGAAAGGCCAAAAAGTATTAAATATTTTTGTGAAAATCCATACTTTGAAAAAGTTTTAAAAGGTTCTGGTTTTATTGAAGTTAATAAAAATAAAATACAAAAAAATGATGTTTTATTAATGCAAGGTTCATATAAAAAATTAAGTCATGTTGCTTTATATTTAGGTAATCAACTTATTTTGCACCATGAAATTAAAAAATTAAGTTGTAAAGAATTATATGATTTAGAATATATACAAGCCACAAAAAAAGTTTACAGATATGCAGCTTAAAAAAATAAAAGTTTATGGGAAGCTAAAAGAATTTTTAGGAGAATCAACATTTGAGGCTGCTGTAAAGACACCACAACAAGCAATTAATTTTTTAAGAGCTAATTTTGCTGGTATTGATAAACATATGAACGATCAATTATACAAAATAAAAATAGGCGGCAATACTGTAAATGGTGATTTATTGAATATGAGTGGACAAGGAGATATTCAAATAATTCCTGTAGCTGTTGGAGCTGGAGGTGTTTTTAGAGCAATTGGTAGAGCTGTTGGTGCTGTAGGAAGAACAATTGCAAATGTTGCAACCACAGCATTTGATTTTGTTGCTAATAATGCTCTCACGATAGGAGCTTCTCTTTTAACGGGTGGTGTAGGTGGTTTACTGACTACAATTGGCTCTTCTTTAATTCTTGATGGTGTTAGTTCTTTATTAAGTCCAAATAAACCAGCTTCCCCTGTCTCCTCTGTTGGTGATACAGATCCAAATATAAGAGGTTCATACAATTTTGGAGGGATTCAAAATATCTCAACAAGTGGTGTTCCAGTACCAATTTTATATGGACTTGTTTATTCTGGCTCAATTATTGTCAGTTCTGGTGTAGATACTGCCCAGATAGTAAAGGAGATTTAATTTATGTTTGGTAATATATCCCAAATTGCGGCTGATCTTTTAAAGAAAGTTCAAGACCCTGATATGGTCGAGGGAGGTCTTAGAAGTAAGCAATTTGCGACTGTTATTGATTTGTTAGGTTACGGAGAACTTGATTCAATATTTGACGAAGGTGGATCTGGTACAGATACTTTCCGCAAAAGTGTTTTTCTTAACAACACTCCTTTATTAAATCCGAATGGTGAAGAAAATTTTTCTGATGTAGAAATATTTTTTAAAAATGGGGCATCAAATCAAACAGCTTTAAAAGAAATTACTTCAGTACAAAATACTGTACCTGTTAGTGTTCCTGTAACAAACTCATCTTCAGTTTCAAGATCAACAAGTTCTACCGCTTTTGATCGTTTAAGAGTCACGTTGCAATTTCCAAGTTTACAGAGTTTCCAAGATGACGGAGATATAAAAGGAACCGAAGTAAAAATTTCAATAAGAATAACAGAAAACGATGGAACAGTTCATAATCCAATTGTTGAAAATGCCATAAGTGGTAAAGCTACAAGCCCTTATGTGAAAGATTACGAGTTTAAGTTAGAATCTTCTCTTGCTTTTCCATTAACTATTACAGTTATAAGAAATACAGCAGATTCAACAGAGTCAAAATTACAAAACGCATCAAATTTTTTATCTTTTACAGAAATAATTACTGATAATAGAGCATATCAAGGTTTTGCTTATGTTGCATTAAGATTCAATGCACAGGAATTTCAATCGTTTCCAGCCCGAAAATACCGCATCAAGGGAACCAAGATCAAGATACCGCATGGAACAACAATTGATTCTAATAACGGTCGTGTTATATATCCAAGTAATTATGTTTTTAATGGAACTTTTAAAACTGATAAAGAATGGAGTTCTGACCCAGCTTGGATTTTATATGATATTTTGACCACCGATAAAGGTTTTGGTGGTACTGATGGACTCATATCAGAGGATTCATTAGATGTTTTTTCTTTTTTCTCCGCTAGTCAATACGCAAGTGAACTTATTACAGATCCAATCACTCAAACTACAGAGCCACGCTTCTCCTCAAACATAATTCTTAATCAAAAACTAGACGCATATACTTTAATAAATGATCTTTGTTCTGTTATGAATGCTATGCCTTTTTATGGTGTTGGCACTTTACAAATTTCACAAGACAGACCAACTGATATTACAACTAGAACTTCTGACCCACAATATTTATTTACTAATGCAAATGTTACAGAAAATGGTTTCACTTATCAAGGATCAGGGCAAAGAACAAAATTCACTGAAGTTGAAGTTTCTTATTTTGATAATGACACACAAGAAATTAATTATGAATTAATTACTACAGATCAAATTACAGCTTTATCTGACGCTGTTTCTAAATTTGGAAGAACAAGAAAAACTCTTAAATCCTTTGCCTGTACTTCCAGAGGGCAAGCCAATAGATTAGGTCGGTGGTTTTTGTACTCAAATTTAAGGGAGTGTGAGGTTGTGAATTTCACAGCAACTCTTGAAGCTGGGGTAATTATCAGACCATCTACAATAATCGGGATTGCTGATTCAATGAGGGCAGGCGTTCGCAGAGGTGGTCGTATTAATACAGGTGTTTCTACAACTCAAATTATTGTTGATGATGCTAATAATACTGATTTAACAACGGAAAACGCAGCAACACTTTCTGTAGTTCTTCCTGATGGAAGTATGGAAACAAGATCAATAAGTTCTATTTCTGATAAAACTATAACTGTATCTTCTGCATTTTCAGCCGTACCACAGGCGAACAGTATTTGGGCTATAGAAAATACATCTGTTGAATTTCAAACTTATAGAGTTTTATCTGTAACAGAACAAAATAAATTTGAATATGGAATTGTTGCAACGATACATGACACAAACAAATACGATCAAGTTGAAGATACGACTGTTGCTGCTGATCCAAGAGTTATTACAACATTATTAAATGAAAAACCTTCACCATCTAACTTATCAGCCACAGAACAAATTGTTGTTTTAAATAATCGTGCTGTTTCTAAAATATTTGTTTCTTGGGAACCAATTTTAGGTGTCAAAGAATACTTAGTTGAATTTCAATATGAAAAAGATAACCCAGAAAGATTAAGAGTATCAAGGCCAAGTTTTGAACTTTTTGAATCAAGATTAGGTGCATATACCTTTAAAGTCAAATCATATAATGCTTTAGGTGCTTTAAGTGCTTCAACTTCTACTGTAAATATTCAAGCTGTTGGTAAAACTGCTTTGCCAGCAGATGTGCAGAATGTGCAAATAGAACCTTTATCAGATCAGTTTGTGCGACTACGTTTTGATAAATCAACAGATGTTGACGTTATACATGGTGGAAACGTGGTTATAAGAAGTTCAAACCTTACCACAGGTGCAACTTTTACAAATTCAGTTGATGTTATCCCAGAACTTTCTGGAAATATTAGCGAATCAATTGTGCCTAATATTGTAAATGGAACTTATTTGCTTGCTTTTAGGGATGATGGCGGCCGACTTAGTGCAAACGCGGCATCAATAAAAAATATAAATACTAAGCCTGATGTTTTTCCAAAATTAACAATTTTAGAGGATAGGGAAGATTTAGACAGCCCACCTTTTCAAGGTATTAGAGACGATTGTTTTTTCTCTGATGAAGTTAATGGGCTTGTTTTAGGTTCTACAGATTTAATAGATGATGTTACAGATTTTGATGCGATAGCAGATTTTGATTTCCTTGGTGATGTTGATTTTTTAACAGGTGGACAATATTTCTTTAAATCAACTCTTGATCTTGGAGGAAAACAACCTTTAAAACTTAGAAGGCATTTTGTTACACAAGGTTTTTTGCCTAATGATTTAATTGATAAAAGGACTGCGAATGTCGATACTTGGACAGATTTTGACGGAGCGACCGCCTTTAATGTGAACGCCACCTTATCAGTTGCTACAACTGATTCTG